TGACATTAGCAAGACCAATAGTTGTAATACCAGATTGATCAAATCCCTCAGTTTGTAAACCCACAGATACGGTTTGTATACCCGATCTATAACCAGAACCAGTATTACCTATACTTACACTATTGATTGTTCCTGCTAATGATACAACCGCAGTTCCACCTGCACTGACTAATGGTTGATATCCAAATCCACTTGTAGATGCAACAGATATAATTACTCCACCAACAGGTATTCCTGCAGTGTTTACATCTCTTGCTACAGAACTTGCAGCACCTGTCCATGTAATTGTTGTTCCAGAACCAACAGTTGTTAACTCAAAATTACCATTTGATCCGGGTGCTTGTAATATACCGTTTATAAGTATTAATGCATTATTAGTAGCGATACCTGTTTTTTGAGCCTTATCTACAGTGAGTGCATACTGTCTATTTTTACCATTAAAGTCTGATGTCAAATCATCATACAAATGGTTAGTAGAGTAAGTTTCTGTAGTTCCGTTGACAATACCAGATCGAGTAAACACTCTTCCTTGGAAACTAGATGATGTTGTTATACCAACAAAGTCTCTTTCATCCGGAGGATTTGTTACTGATCCTATTGGATTTTTTCCGGGAGGTGCCTCTGCAAATGTAATTTCATTTTCAACAATATTGTAATTACCACGTATTTTCTCAACTAACGCTCCAGTTGGGAATCCTGCAATTGATGTACCTAATCTTTGTCTTCTTACTTTTATACCATTTGTTGTTCCAATACCAACAGATAATATCTTCATTACCTCGCTTGTATTTCCACTACTTACTCGAATGTTATCAGCACCAAAGAATGAAGTGATACCTGAGAAGTGTATTACATCTTGAGATTTATCAATTGATCTATCAAGGGTTGTTGTAACTGATGTTCCAGCAATCGGTGACTGAAGGTAATTATCAATTGCAACTAATACTCTTGTATTTGCATTCTTAGATGTAAATGTATGAGATGTTCCAATACCAACATGAGTTAGATCAAGAGGAACTGCAACTTCTTTTAAAGCATCTTGAGCACTTCTTGCTAATTGAACTTTATTCTCTCCTTTCTTGATAATGAAGAGTGATGATGGCATTAACGTGGTTGTAATACCAAGAGCAGGAAATTCTGTTGAAGCTATACCGATTGCAGATGAAATACCAGTCCTTCTATCTGTATGTGCATATGATACTTCCTCACCAGTTACAAAAAAGTGATTTGGTAATGTAATAGTATTTGCAGTAACATTAACAACCTCAGATCCTGATCCATCATATGGTTTTTTAAATATAGGATCTTCATTATGTTCTAGAGTAAACTTGGTCTTGATTGCTGATTCAGTTCCCTCGTAGTTTGCAAATCCACTTTCCATTGAGGCATTTTGTAGATCCTTAACAGCCTCACCACCAACTTCCCTAGTAGCACCGGATGGTAATAACTCCGAATTTTCTTCAACTCTTAATGAATTTAAGAATGTTGTAATTGAAACTCCAATACCTGCATTCGGTACAAATGTTATTTCAGTGACATTATCAGATGTTCTTCTACCACTAATTGTCCCTAGACCGGCAAATGCTGTTCCAACCTTAACATTACCATATTCAGTTAGATAAACATTATCGTCATCAGAGTAATCATCAATTATTATAACTTCTGCCAATTCATAACTTCCATTCAACTTATCAGCAATCTGAACAATACAATATGCAGCATCATAAGCATCACCATAACTTGCAATTCCAACCGCAACAGGAGTTGCTGATGATGAGATACCTGTGCTTTGTGCAGACATTTCTGCATAAGCCATATCATAAGAACCAATACCAATATACCCTTCTGTAGCAATACCAATTGCCGTTGCATTTATAAAAGCAGTTGTTAATCCAGCATCTGGTGTATATCTGACAACAAGATCATTACCCACCATTAATGGGAAGAATGTTCCAATATTACCAGTTGATGAATATGCATCAGATGAGTGTACAGTTAATTGACCATACTCTTGGAAACCTACGTTTGTACCATCGTGAATAATACTTACTTGATCATATTCAACACTTCCATCACTAGCTTCAACACTTACAAATAGTTTTGCAGATCTATGTCCAGAGACTGTGGTTCCAATACCAGCGAGTGTGAATACTGTTCCCGCAGCACCACCAGCTACTGATACACATGTAGATTGAATACTTACTAAAGATCCATTTAATCCTTCAGAAGTTGTTGGATCATATGGTTCTGCTGGTATAGATGTAGTTGCTGTGGCAACATTTGTTGTAGAAACACCTAATTGATTTGTATCAATTTGATAAGACCACAATACTACATTGTAATCATTAATTCTTGATTTGTGTGGGTAGAAACGAAGAACTGATTCAATACCTTCTATTACATAATCAAATGTTCCTAGATCTAAAGTAGTTTCAACTGAACCATATTGATTCATCATTGTTATACCTTTACCAGTGTCATGTAAAGTATTGACAATCATGATCTGTCTTTCACCAGTAAATAACCTATCTTGAATGTAAGCTACAAAGAATTGAGTTCTACCATCAGATAATCTGTTTCGATAAACATCTGCATAAGGAGTAGATCTTGGATTATTATTGAATAGGTTGCTAAAGTCATCAATCGTGACAACTCTATTAGATACAGATTCAGAGAAATCAGTTAATATTCTTGATTTGAAATTAAACTCATCAGAGAAAGGTTTTTCAAAACCCTCTACATAATTTTCTGATACTAAATCAAAATCATGGAATGATTGCAAACTCTTAACTTCAACTAGATCAACTAATCTGGTCACTATACTTTCAGGTCGAACTACTAAATCATCAAACCTTTCGGTTGGTAATTTAGATTCAACTTGAAGATTTCCGAATTTTTTAAATCCAGCTGTGTGATTTAATGACCCAACAACATCTTTCCATTCATCATATTGGACTTTTGATTTGACTGAATATGAGAAAGCATGATAGTAATCATTATCATGAACACGTTGAATTTCATCATTTAAAAATCCTGTATTTGTTTGCCATCCGTTTTCAACAACAGAGAAATGATCCAAATTGTATTTTGATTCAAATTTTATTTTTTCTTTTATAATTCCTTTCGCACCGGTGGGAGGTGTATATTCATTACTACTTATTCTTTCTCCTCTGAATTTTGTTTGTTCAATTATTTGTCCAATCTCAAACTCTCTATTACTTTCAACTGTAATATACTTACTTGAATTATTCCATCCAGAAACTGCACCCTTCACAACAGTTCCAGAGCTATCTACCATTTGAATATCGTCACCAATTCTAAAATCTGTTGGTTGTAACTTTACATCAAACTGTGGGAAATATTTTTCAGGAACTAAAGTTGCATTCGATTTTACTGCGTTAAATACACCGGGAAACTCAATGTTTTGTTGTAAAAATTCTGACATACTATAAGTGACAATTCCAACATCACCATAGTTTGGGTGAACCTTTGTCAGTGTGAATAAAGCATAATCATAATCAGATGAATTGTATCCAGAGGCTGTAGATCCCACACCAACACTTACATTTTCAACGAGAACTTTATCACCGACGCTAAATGGGAACGGATCAATATATTCACCTATGGCGTTTAATGTGCCACTAAAGGTGTTCTTCATTGTAACTGTTACTTCTTGTGTAGCGTTATCATAAGTGACATTTTTTGCTCTTATACCATTTGGATTTCCAATCGGAATCAATGTTGGTGTTGTGTCATTTAATGACTCTGTATTTTCTAAAATTTCAACAATTTCTTCTTCAGGGTTGTATTTTAAATCAATGTCTGTTATTGGTTTTTTAGTTACACCATCTAAAACGACTAAACTTGGATTTTGATTATATCCTTTTCCAAATGATGTAATACCTATTGATTTAAAACCACTTAATGGACTAATTCTTAACACTTGTGGGAATAAGGCCTCAGGTTTTAAAGTATTATCACTTGGATAATCAAATCCAATGTTTTCTAGAGAAATTTTAGTTGGTTTGCCAATTGTTGATGAGAACACCTCAATAACTGCACCATTTCCAACATCAGATGTGATAGTTGTGATTCCGGGTACAACTTGATATCCACCACCAGACTCTGTAACTGTTATTTCATCAATCGATCCATATGCACTTGTGGATATTGTTGTATACTTAAGAGTTGATGTTGTGGGAGTATATGAGGTAGACTCTGGTGATGATTCGACATCATATTGGAATGTTGTTGATCCTGTTGAAACTATCTTAAATTCGCCACTATATCCACTTATCTTAGTTGTAATGTTATTATTTAAAATAACTTCGTCATCAACAACAATCTCTTTATTTTCTGTTAAGTTATCTGATATATCAACAGGTGATAATTTGTAATATAAGTTACTTGGAGTATTTTTACTAACTTTAAGAGTTACCTTTGCATCACCAGTTACTCCTATTGTTCCAGTTCTTGATACGTCAAATGATTCAGTAACACCACTTGTTTCATATATTTCATTAAACTTTTGATCTTTATAAAAATCAAAGTAGAAAGCTGGATATTTTGTAGAACTTTGTGTATATGATAATGAAGAATCAGTTAAATCAAAAATTGCATTTGAATCTTTATAGAATACAAATGGTGGATTTATTGGAGATATAGTTCCAGATCCTGTTGATGTGATTCCCACAAACTCAGGAAACTCTTGAGATAATTGATATTTTCCATCAACAAATTTTAAGGTATTTGTGTCAACAACATAAACATAATATTCTTTGTTATTATCAAGACCTATTGGACTGTCTGAAGTGTGTATTACTTTTGTTCCTGTTGTTAATTTATGATCATCAATATTAATTGAATTTCTAATACCACCTGTAGCTGCGTTAGTTGTGATTCCTGCTGCCACATAATCTAAAGGATTGAAAACTGCTTTACGTCTAACCTTATTATATTTTACAGTGATCGTTGTATTGATTCCGGGATTGACATCTACAAAAACAGTATCATTATTTGTTAAACCATGAGTTCCTGTGCCAACCACAGTCACTACATTTCTATCAATTTTACCAGTTACTACATTACGGCCTTTGAATCTTAAACTATGAAGAGAACCTATACCAGTGTTAAGGAATTGTATTTCTTCAAAAGAAGGAAGTGTCCCTGATAAACCTAATCCAAATCTAACACCAGTTGATCCTATTCCAACTTTGACTGTTGATAATCCTATGAGATTGTCAGTTTTTCTAATTACAAATAAAGATGTGCCAATACCCACCGTAGTATTAACTGTAGGAGTCGCAGTAAAGAATTTGCATAGAGGTGCTGTTTCTGATCCATTTACACCATTTAATTCATAATTTACAACGTCTCCAGTTTTTAAACCATGTTTAGGTATAAAGATTGAACCTCTAGGAATTAATCTAGTAGTAGGGCCTGCTCCGGGATTGTTAATAGTAATTGTATTACCAATACCAGTTTCAAGGTCTGGATTTGAATGAGATGTTCCAATTGAATCTGATGGATTAAAATATAACTCTTTGTCCTCTCTTACTGGAAAACTTGTCTCAATTCCTGAAGAGAAAGTAAATACTCTAGGAATTTCTTCAAGAATAGTTGATTGAGTATGAGATACTCCGACTGCTTCAACTGGTCTTAATACTCTTATTCGAGAAGACAATGTATCAACTTCCAATACTTTAACAGTTTCTGTGGAAAGACCCACTTTAAATCTATCATTAGTTCTTATTCTTTCTAAATTACCCTCAACATTAAAGAATGTAACTATACCAGTTGCACCTGCAGTTCCTATACCTTGAGATAATATTAATCGTGTAGAACTAATTCCTATTTTGTATGATCCTAATAAATCTGATCTTGTTGTAGAAAGACCACCTACATTAACAATCACACCATTTTGTAAGTTTAGTGATGTTGATGCAATACCTACAAATGTAGAACCAAAATCTCTATAAAACTTTACTCCGGAAATAGTTTCTGTAGATACACTAATACCAGATATAGATCCTTTTAACTTTGTAATTTTACCTCTTGCTTCAAATGAACTATCCACATTTGGATCAAATACAACTTTATCATTTACTTTATAATTAATACCACCAGAAGTTATACCAACAGAATTAACACCACCTTTTGTAACGAAATCAATATTAGAGTCTTGATTGACAAATTTATATGATTCTGTCAAATAATCATATCCACTGAAGTCTTTATTTAATGAGAGTGGATATACATTTCTTATTGAATTGGATTTATTAATATCAAAATCAATTTGATTTGAAACTCGACTAAAATTAAATCTATTTGGTCTTGAATTATATTTGTCACCGATTAAGTATGGGAACTTTGGTTTTTTGAAATTTTTAAATATACCATCTGAAGCTGCTGTAGAATCAAAAGTTGCAAAATACGCATACGTGCCATTTGGATACTCTGGTGTTATGCAGAATCTTCCATTATTTTCATCTAATATAGAATCATCATTTGATACTTTATAAGTAAAATCCTCTACAAAAAATTCGGGAGGGAAAGAACTGGTGGGAGGTCTATTATCTTTTTTACTTGTTTCGTCAACATACCCAGATTTAAGTTGAACTATATCACCACCATCTCTTCTTGAATACCCATATGGCCCATATATTGGATTACCATCATATGCCCATCCTAAAATAGGTGAGTGTTGATCACTATCACTTTCAACACCAGATATAATTGATAAATCTTTTTTACCAAACAAAGTTTTTCCATCAGAGTCATTTGAATATGATATTCTTCTTAGATTTCTAGCAGCATAAATGTAAGAACATTGAAGTCCAAATAAACGATTCGTCGGTGAACTTATGAATACATCATCATCATTTAAATTAGATAAGTTTTTTCTAAATTCATTTACTCTCCACTTTTGAAGATATGGTTGAAATCCAGCACCTTTTCCTGATGCATCAACTCTTACAGTTGTAGTGGTAACACCATATCCAATGCCACCACTCTCTATATTTACAGATGTTATTGTTCCAGATGAATTTATTTGAGGAACTAATTTTGCATCTGATCCTATTCCTAATACCACTAAATCTGGTGGTGAATTATAATCGGTTCCACCATAACTAACACTTACATCAACTATTCTACCGTTTGCAACAACTGGAGTTATTACAGCGTCTCTACCTGTGTTTAAATTTATTTCTGGAACTCTATTGAAATTTAATATTTCAGATGCCCCATATCCAACACCAGTGCTTGTTAATTGAAGAGAGGTTATTTCACCTCTAAAGATAGGTTGAACTGATGCTTTAAACGTATTACCAGAAATCGATGATATGCCTATTCGACCAATAACCTCCACTGACACAGGTGGATAATTAAATGTATGTGTTCCAACTCCAGTATTTCTAAATTCATTAAATTGATTTGTTTTAAGATAAAAATTACTTACAGTTGTTCCAACACCAACAGCAGCTAATTTAAATTGATCTTCATTTACAACAGAAACATAATATTGCTTATCTGTTGATAATCCATCAATTGTTGTTCCATCAACTGAGTACTTAACTATCTCACCAGTCTTATAATCATGACTTGGTATATTAATAACACTTAAAGCAGTGCTTATACCAGTTGACTCACATGATCTCTCTTTATTTTCATAACCAGATCCACTATCCAATACAACAACAGAACTTAAAATTGCCTTACCATTTAAAGACTTAAATGATTGAACACCGCTACCGTAAGCTGTAAGTGATATTGTATTTACACCAGTTATTGCCTCATCATAACTTTTGTGTAAAGTAACAGTATACTCTGATACCGATGAAACATAGTAAGTTGCCTGTGTTGCTAATCCTACAATTGGGATGCTCCCCAGAGGGTCATATACGACTCTCTCACCCTGTCTAAAACGATGATAGGTAGTAAATCCTATAGAAGATGTATTTATTCCAGCAGCATCTAATTTAACAGTTCCGAGACCCACACCATCACCATTTATAATTAATTCATGTTGAACAGAATTTAATTTTGCAACTGCATTTGCACCCCTTCCATTTCCTCCAGTAATTTTTATTATTGGTTCTTCGATGTAATCAAAACCAGAATCTAATATTCTTATTTCTTTTAATGATCCTCTTACAGCAGCTTTTGCAGTTGCTCCACTTCCAACAACATCATCGATTGCAACTACGGGTGGATTTATAATATCAAAATTTTCTCCTCCTTTCACTACATTTACAGACTCTAGTTTTCCATGATATACAAAGTCTTTTGATTTGTAATTTAAGACTTCAACACCATCAACCAAAATACCAGTATATCCGGGGTTTGTTGTGACTTTTTGAGATTCATTTATTGGTATTGAAACTTCACGCACCAACTTCTGTGGTTGTATTACTTTTCCTTGAAACTGATATTTTTCAATATCATTTGATGCAATCGTGACCGAATCTACTCCCCCATCTGGATTTACTTTTGTAAAAATACCACTATAAATATCAGATTGACTTTTTGCAAATTTTACTATATTTGCATCAACTCTCTTAATATAATATAATCCTTCAGGAAATAATCTGCTTATAATATACTCTTGAAAAATTGTGTTACCTTCAGAATCAATTGTATTAACAGATCCTTTTTGAGGTGTATAATATACAGCGTCTCCAGTGAAATAATTATGGTCAACTTGATCGGATATTTTTATTTCTTCATCATCTTTATTATATGTTCCACCGAATGTTAATTTTTGGGTTTTTGGATTTAATTTTGTAACTCCTGTAAAAGGCAAAGATGATGATGCCACATATACTTTATTTTGTCCTTCAATCGGTTCTATTGTTTCGTGAAAACCAGAAATATGTTTTTCACCAACCATCATCGTTCCTTTGGTTGGATGTTCATGTGATGGCCCATAATAAGGGATTCCATTTACTAATCCACCATCTGGCTTGATATAAATGTTTTGAATATTGGCAGTAAATTTATTTAAATCGCTGTGAATATCAGAATCAACCTTTGAAATTCTTCTACTAACTTTTGTTACCTTTGTAGGTTCAGATATTCCTGTACCTGTGATTAAACAAGTATTATTATCAAAAACATCAGTGACAGTGTATAATTTATTTGATGCTGGTTCAAAAGTTTCAGTGATTTTATCTCCCCACTGAGTCCCTTCTGCTAGAGTTTCATGTGTTGTAACTTTATCACCTATTCTTAATATGTTTGTATCTTGAGTTGTTAATTTATAAGTGCTGTTTACAGAGTCTACAATTTCCAAAGATTTTACAACATAACTTTGAGATGTATTAAACAACCAATTATTTTCTTTTACATTTTGACCAATTTTTCCTAAATTTTTTATTTTTATCTTTGATCCAATTTTTTGATTATTTACATCTGGTGGAATAATAAAATTATTTAAAACTCCACGAATTTTTACTTGAGTGCCATCAGAGGCATAAACAAATGTACTTTGATCAATCGCAGTGTTGTCAGATATTGATGTTGTGATTCCAGTTGTATTGATTCCTAGAAACTGATTTATTGTTCTATCTGAATATGTGCAAACACCAGAGGTGCCGTTTTCATATAAAAATGATAAAGTTCCTGAATTTGGGAAACCTAAAGTTGAATCAACATCAATATAAGTTTGAGCAACACCCACTTGACCAATAATTGTGGTTTTTGGATGAGTTGAGAAATCACCATATATTAAACTTGTTGATCCATCAGGAATTGATTGACCAGCATCGAGACTTAACTTATAATATGTGTTAGTAACAATACCAACTGATACTTTTTCAACAGATCCAACTGGAGCATACGCTTTTGATATGTTTTCAAACTCATCTTGATATAATGTTTGATTTATAAGATCTTCTGGATTACCAACATACGGTTCAACTATAAAATCTTTTGTTTTTCGATAATCTGCATTTGATGGTTTTATAACATCATCAATTGGACGAATTATATCAACTTGTTCACCGTATAAAGCTCCAAATAGTATATTAAATGACTCATCAGTACCTCTGGTCGAATAAAAGTCTTTTGATTGTCTTATAAACTGTGATTTATTGACTTTTTCATTAAGATCTTTTTGAAAACCATATAAAAATTGATTTTTTGCCTTTTTAAGAAATTCATCAAGAAATAATACACTTAAATTTTCAACTGTTGTATTATTTTCGTGTTTTCCAGCTGTTGATGTTGAAAAAACGAGATTTTCGGGATCTGATGGATTACGAAATGAGGTAATTCCACTAAAACCTCTTTTACAATTAACAAAACTTATATCAGTCTTACTTTCATATGTTATGACCTCATCATTTATCTTTATAAGTCCATAATTGTCAGGAAATCCTGTTGTATTTGATACAAAAATAGTTGAAGTGGTTATTCCAGCATATGCAGTTGTATTTGTAGACTTAACTAAACTGCCACACTCACTCAATTTAATATAAGAGTCGATATTTTGAATTAAATCAATTGGGCCACCTTGATATTCTTGTCCTTGGTAATATTGAGACAGAAAACTGCCAACCAAAGGAAAATCCTCTTGAACATAAGAGGGTAATTGGTTTTTAACTATCTGATTTAACTTAACTCTTTTTTCAGACATGCTTTATCTAATTATGCTTCCATTTTTGTAACTTGTTGTTACTGTATATGTCGATCCTGAAGGATCTTGACCTGAACTAATTTGATCAACAACCATTTCAACAACACTTTTATCTAATTGTAAATAAAGGTCTTGTAAACCAATAATATCATTCGATTCAGGTGCAGCTGATATCTCCAAAATGTCAACATTGTCTTTTGTTTTACCTGATACTATATTTATGGGGTCTAAAGTGATGCGACCTGTCTTATAGTTGATAACTCCTATGTTTCTCCTTTGAATAATTGGAGATGATGATCCTTCATCTAATGAAAATAAAGAAATTTGCCCCTTCTCACCAGTTGAGTCTGGTGTATCATACAAATAAACATCGGTATTGATGTTTAACACTCGAAAAGCACTCGAACGAATGTTAAATCCATTCATTGACTTGATGTGAAACTCATTTCCAAAGTCAATTGCATATTCAGCTACTTCAGATGTTGCCAATCGAAGATCTCTTCGCATTTCAACTGTCGTTATGTTTGATGTTACTGACTCATGACTTGAATCAATCACTTTTAGAAAACGACTATACTTAAATCTTGCACCATATTGATTTAATTCAGACGATTCTGCATATGCAGTCAAATCTCTTTGAACTTTTGTTGATACAAATGACGCACTTGGTGCTAAATTGGTATTAAAGTAGACTTTACTATTCGTTTCAACAAACAAATACTTTAAATCAAGTATTTCTGGCACAATTCCTGCCACAGAATATCTTTTTAAATCTCTTTTTATATTTTGTTTAATAATATTTGGTACAAAATCACCATTTCTCGGTTTTATGCTTATAAAAACCTTTCCAAACTGTGGAGGAACAAGATCTTCTCCACCAAAAACAGAAATTGATTCAGTTTCTGGATATATTTTATTCGGAATTAGGACTTCATAGTCACTCGCACTCAAAGCTCTGTTTTGAGTTGCATATATTTGAGGTGCAAACTTACGAACTGAGTCTACACTTTCAATAGACTCACCACCACTTGATGGTAAAGGTGTTGTTATCAATGAAATACCTTCAGTGACAAATATCTCGACTGAATTTCTTACATATGAAAGACTTCCAGAAAATGTAAAACTGTTTATACCATTTCCATCTGAACCGGATGTTACAATATAAGTCATCTCAACAATATTTCCATCTTCAAGTGCTTTTCCAAACACTCCATCACCAAAAATTATTTCATATTGTTCGCCTTCAACCTCTTGAATAAAGTAAATGTTGGAATTTCCGTTAATTACTGTTTTTGTAGTGGTATCAAACAGTTCATCTTGTCTTGAATACTTAGTTGAAACAGAAGAATCAACAGATGGTCGCACAGAAACCACCAAACTGTCTAAATCTATACCAACATTTGGTAAAATAAACTTTTGAAATTTATTTCTTGTAGAATATACGTAAGATTGACTTAAATATGACCCCTCATAGACCTCAACATCATCAAAATTTGCTACACCATCAATCACAGACACTGTTTTATCTTCGGGAATGCCAAAAACAAAGGACTGATTGTTAAAAGTCCCTCCAGTTGTTGCAACAGGCCCTGCTTTGAGTGTTAAATTTGCTGGAGTTGGTGAAACTGATGAAATATCAACGAAAAAATTGACTGATGCTCTTGAAGATTTCTTTGATCGAGGTACATATCCAATATTTCTTGCTAATGCGACTACATTTTCTCGCAAAGTTGCTGAATCGATGAATACTTCATTCGATATCATGTTCGCATTATATGAAGTAATGTAAGTATTGTAAGCTAATACGTCTAATATTGTGGATAAGTTAGATCCTTCAAAATCATAGTCAGTAAAATCTGAACTACTTTGGATATAATCCTTAAGTGATTGTTTTATCTGGTCAAAATCCAGATTTGTAAAGTTTATGAGTGACATTTATCGAGTTGGCAACAGCACAAATTCTAATTGTTGTGGTGGAATATCAATTCCAGTGATCTCGTATTCTATTGTCACGTTCATTTCATTATCATCAGGGTTAGGAACCACGTTTGTGTTCAATAAATTAACCCTTGGTTCAAAATTTATTATCGAACTCTTAATTTCATCCTCAATCGCAAGTGCAGAAACGTCATCTACGTTCTCAAACAACGATTCTGAGATTCTTGATCCAAAATCTGGATTAAAAAACTTCTCACCGGGTGATGTAAATACGATATTTCGTATTGAACGAGCAATCGCACTGGTATCAGACAAAGAAACAAGGTCATCATTAAGAGGATTAGTCTCAA